GCACTCAATACTAATTCTATTGCACCGCCACTAAGTCCGTATTGTATAAGTGACTCGGGTAAATCACTTTTGAACCAATATGTTACCCAAGCCACTATTACAAACACAATCCAATAGATACATACCCCTTTAACTATTATATCAATTTTTCTTTTATTTGTCAGTCTTTTCATACTTCCTCTTGATAGATATATTCATCATCTTCGATATAATTTCCACTTGGATTTTCTGCAAGAATTACGGGTTTATATCCTTTTTTTCTCATGTATTCTTCAGTAAATCCAATTACTGTCATTTCTTCAGTTTCTTCATAAGATTAACTTGTTGGTGTTAGTGAGGATGTTTTTACCCACGAACGCCATCCCAAAGAGCCATCTTTTTGACGTATATATAATGTTAAATCCGTATAAGACATAAATATATATAAAGCCGTTGCATTTTCCGTATTTACACCTGACCGATAAACGAATAAAGTTCCAATTTTATTTCCAATCCATCCCGAACCACCCTCGCCTACAGTCGTATCTACAACATATATGCCAGTGTTCAAATTATACCAATTATCGGACTTTGTTATTTTTTTCCAATCTCCCTTGTAAGGGTCTATGGGTTTATTCAACATATCTCCAGAAAGTCCCTGTGCTGATTGCTGTAAATCACTTTTTAAAATATTTGGCACTCTCTTATAAAGAATAACTTCTACACCATCCTCTGTTATGCTATTTGTGATATTATTCAAAAGTGGATAAAAATCAATTTCATCATTTTTCACAATACAGATTGGGAATTGTATTAATTTACTTGCGCTTATCAAATTAAAATTATTAAGCACACGATAATTTGAAACAGAACAGTTTGCCTCTTCGTTATTTGGTACAAACCCATATCTCATAGAATCTTGAACACAGTCGATAAACGTTGAACCACTATATTCGATTTTTGCAAACGTTGATGTTTCCCATAAAGTATCTCTTCGTAACCACGGATGAAAATTTGTGAATTTTCCGCTTCGTGTAAAACATCCTGTTTCAAAATTTACAGTTGCGCAGTTTGTAAATACGTTATCTGCGCCAATATCATTGATGCCAATGGTATTTGTGAGCGATGTTGTTCCATTGTTAATATCGCAATGGTCTACCATATTATGCCCACCATACGCATCTCCGTATTTAGTCTGTATTCCGATTCTAACATGGCTTATGATTACATTTTTTATATAACACATTCTTGCATAACCAAAGCAAAGTCCAACAAAAGCGTTGAAATCTACAAAGATTTCTCCACCCTCAATATTGACTTGTACATTATCGGTTTCGTCTGCTCCACTAATATAAATAAAATAATCAGTTCTATCGCTTGGCGCATATAACAATCTTGCGTTAACATCCATCTTGATAGACACATTTCTATTTATTACAATCGGACTAGTTATTTTATACGTTCCACTTGTGATGCGTAATTCAGTTTCTTCACTTGCTATAGCATCAATCAATGCTTGTGTATCATCTGCTTCTCCATCTCCAATAGCTCCAAATGTTTGTAATGTAACGCTGGCACTATCGCCTTTATCTCCCTTATCGCCCTTAAATTCGGCTTTATGTTCTAGGAAATAAGCTACAACATCATCCTCGATTATTGGTTCAAATGGGTGCTCACTTACATAATCTTCAACTGCTCTTACAACTATTGCTCTATCGACTGCACCACATTCAATATCGGCTATTCTTCCTAACAACTGCTCATATAATGTGGGTGTTATGATTGCACCACTTACTGATGTTCCTTGAATTACAGGGATTGTTAACAATGTAGAAGTTAATGTATATCCATCCCCTACACCAAATACACCAACTTGAATTTCTGTATCTTGATTAGCCCTTAATACTCTTGCGGGAATAGTACATGAATTACCTTGAAGCAAGACAGGGATTTCAGCCCTATCTTGCCTAAAAGTAACTGTTTTTTCAGTATTATCCCATTCACTAGAAAATGTGAAATTACAAGAATACACTTGATTACCATTTGATATGATTTCTTCACTATCCAAACGTGTTAATGTATGCTTATCTACTGAAAATTCTAATGTTACCATTTTTTACTCCTTTTCGGGTGTTTGCGGATTGATCAATGTTGATAAATAATCAATCCTTTTGTGTGCTGATTTTACAGATGCTTCTGTCAATGCGATTTTCTCTTTCATTGAGTTAACTTCTGTTTTTACTTCTTTCATTTCCTTTTTAATGTCCTTTGTATCTTCTCGAATATCCTCGAGTTTTACAATTACTGTTGTGATTTCCCCAACATCTGTTTTGTTATCGTTTTTATAGTTACGAAACAATGCAACTACCGCAACTATACACGATATTATTGTTACTAGATGTGACATTTCAATTGACATATTTTAGCCCCCATAATCAAGTCCTGTGATTTCTTTAAATTCATCTTCGGTTATCCATCCTTTGACAACCGCATTTCTTACCCATTGCAACTTCCACCATCCTTTTTCATAGTACTTTTTTACTTTTTCATAGTTTTCAGAATGTTCCATATATCCCCCTTACTCAATCATCATCAATAGATATTCAATCTGTGACGTATGTTCTTCTACTGTGGCAGTCACATCTTCTGTATCATTATCTGTTGTCGGCTCTGTATATGAACCATCTTTGCCAAGTACCAATACAACTACAATTCCTGTTTCTTCCTCTTGTGTTATAACCCCCTCATCATCATATTTAGCCGCATTTAAGACGATTTCCTTTTGGTATGCTTCAACATAGATTGTATAGCCCTTATAAACTGAAATATAACTGTTATCATCTTTTAATACTGCTATACCATCATTATCCGCTATTTCTTGGATTTCTTCAAAAGTATTTGTGTTTCTGATGATTGTTAACACTAATTTGTTGTCATAAACTGATATTCCGCTTTTTGCAAGCTGATATTCGTTGTCATTAACTTTGATTTTCATACTTTGATAACCCCCATTTTGATTTTATTTGGCTTAAATTCTTGTTACTGTTATGGTGGCAGTTCCAGCAGGATAACCCTCTGGATAGTTACCATCACCAATACTAACCGACGTTGCATTGTTGAAAGTCAGTGTTTGACCACTACCAATCCATGCAGATGATGATGAACCAGATGACAAACCAACTGATATATTAACCGAACCCATGCTTGATGAACAGCTAATCTTAATGTTAATTGGCCTATCAAAATTAATTCCGTCTGAATGATTCCGATTTTGGTACTGACCATACCAACGGAATGATGCACTTTGAAAGCCTTTAGCCTTATTCTTGATAGCATTTGTAACGTCATTTACACTTTTGCTTTCGGGTGTTGCCCCTACTGCATCAAGTGCATCATATATGGTATTGGTAAAGTTTTCACCTACATAATATAAATATGTTGGGATATTAAACTGAACCTGATTAGCACCATAAGCATGGGCATATAATTTTGCGGGTGTTATTGTTATAACTCCATTACTTAATGAAATATTTGGCGGTGTATATGAGCCACTAGCCGAAACATTATCACTAGTTACCCATGTCATTCCCGCACTTTCGCCTTTAGCCACAGGACATACCGCAAGAAATTCACTTATTGACTCTGCTTCAAATGCTGATACATCAACAGTTTCAGTAGTGGTATATGTTCCAATAAAGATACTTCCACCACCTACTCCGTTACTAAAAGGGTTGAATGTATCAGCACCTCGGTTAGGGTCTGTATTGTACCCGTACTTTCCATCATGGTAGTCAAGATATATTGGTTTATTATTAGCGGTTAGCTGATTATCATTTCTTGATACAATTGGTTCAACTGTCGCAATTCTTTCTGCTACTTCATCAATAGCACCTTGAATTTTAGTTGACTCTAAACCACTATTTGCATTGGAATAATCAATCTGACTTGCATTTAGATTATCAACTAATTCATCAATCTGATTTTGTAAATTGCCCGCCGCATCTTCTGATAATTCATCCTTGATATGTTCAAACCATTGTGTGAAATTATATTCTAGTTTTGTAGTAAGCTGTTCTACATTGATTTCTTCTACTGTTCCTGTGACAATACCACAAGCAACTTTGCTATATCTATAATCTTCAATATTGGCGGTTGTGATTTCTGTGACACCCGCACCAACGTAAACATAGCCAACTACTAATTCATATACTTCATCACTTCTTGTAGGGTAATACCGTGGTGCGTTTGTGCTTGAATACTGTCCTTGCTCCACTCTCAATGTGATTGCCCTATTAACATAATCACAAGACACTACAATAGCATCCCTACGTGGATATGTACTGTGAGCCGCTTCAAGAGTGAATGATGTTTCATCAAAAAAGCCTATTCTGCCTTGAATATTTGCATATCCACCGCTACATTTGATTTCCATACCACCATTAGCGGTAATTCCAAAATTTCCATTGAAAACACCTGTGGTAAAAAATTGATTGAACACTTTAGCGAATGAGTCAGAACTGTATTTTCTATCCCCATCACTAGAGTCCCAAAAATAACCATAACTATCGCCGTTTACTGCCATTTTTTAATCCTCCAAATCCAATGTTGTAGGTAATGGATTACCCAAAGTAGGTACAACTTTCATTACCTCATGTTCGTACACTTCCATGATTTCTGTGATACGTAATTCAGAAGATAACCCCCACGCATTCTTTTTTACTGTGACTATATCCCCTAAATCATAATCAATCATGTATTTAAAGTTCCCTAAAGCTATTGTATCACATTCAAATGACGTACTAAGTGTATTTTCGCTTAGTTTTTCTTCGCCCCTTTGTCTTAATAGGGCTTCGTATTCTTCATCTGTTAAATCGGTACTTTGCAAATCTCTTGCATCAACATACAACTCTTTTCTTTCAAGCCCTGTTAACGTATCATCCCCGACAACTACAACTTTTCTATCTGTTCCCTCGCCCTCTCCTAGAACATAAGCCACATTTTTTTCAAGCTGACCATTGATGTTATATGTTGACGTATCAAGATTATTAAATTCATCAGAAAACTCAACAAAATTACGTTCATGTTGGCTTCGTGTTCGTTTCAATCCTTTGAATACTTCAAATGATAACTGTCTTTTGGCAAAATTCGGCTTTATTCTAAAACCTAGGCTTGAAGCCGCCGCAATCTTCTGCATGATCGTTAGTCGGCTTTTCCATGATGTTTGGAATGAGATTGTTTCATCAAATCCTTTTAAATCTCCTAGAATAATGTTAGGTAGGCTCGCATCACTCATAATTTGCCGCATAGCAACTTCTGTTTTGCCACTAAAATTAAAAACCGACTGAATAACTCGCCTATCAAGATAAGACTCCAAAAATCGCCCTGTAACCACCATTTTATTGACCTTATTTGTTTGGTTATACTTGATTGCTTCGATTACTCCCGCTTCATATGCTCCATATAACCAAACAATATTATTCCTTTGATACAAGGCTACATTATCAGAGGTTATAGGCAAGTGAATTTCAAACTTGCCTACCTCATTATATTTTCTAGTCCATGTGCATGATATTTGATTTTCTGATACACCAATCAACTTTAAATCTTGCGAATATACACGTATTTCCATTTAAGCCCCCTCATATTTGCCTTTATACAAGAATGTTAAGATTAAATATTCATCCCCGCTATCTGCACCATATCCATAGTGATTTAATCCTCTTTGTATCTGCAAAAATTTGCTATCTTCTGTCAGATATTCATTGATCTCCGTTTCTACCCCATCCCTCAACAATTTAACGTGCTTATTTCCTGTTGTTGTGGTTATTGTGATTACATCCCCACTTAACATAGTGAACGGATAATCTTCCGAACCAATTTGTAAATGTGTAGCATCTTCAATCCTTGTAATCTTTGGATTTAGCACAGTAGAAAAGGCTTCAACAATGATTGTCATTCCTAGATTATTTACAGAAATATCATTCTTGATTGTGGCAATCCTTGTCTGTTCTCTGTGTCCGATTTCTTCCCCATCTGCTGAAAATTCATGGGTAAATTCAAAATCGCCTACCCAATCCGCAAGCATTATTCTTGTATTTTCTTCATCATAGAAAAATGGGTCGGTACATATCAATGATACTGTGATAAGTCGGCTCTTTAGTTTGCCCTTATACACCTTTTCAACCTTATAGCTTATTTGCCTTGTATTTCCGTTTTCTGTATATGTTAGAGTGCCTGTGCTATCTTTACTAAACAGAACATAAAGCAAATCTCTATTGGCTTGATTAAACACGTTTTCGGGCTTATCCATGAGTGCTAATGTGATATTCCTTTTCTTTGCAACTATACCTTGAAATGTACTACCATCTGTCATTGTATTATCAGATGTAAAAACATTATTGACGCTTTGATACAATCCATCTGTATATGCCAACACAAAGGGACTAAATCCCTCTGTGTTGAATGTCATGGTTACACCCTCGTTATTGGTACAAGTAATTGACCTACTCATTTAAAGACCTCTCAATTCTAGCAACATATCTCTTGTTGCATTTTTCGTTTGTCTTGCGACTTCTGATGGGCTTAATTCCTCGGGGCTATAAATATTGTTAATTTGTGTAAATCCACCGCTTACACCCGCAGTTTCAACGCTTGCGCTAGGCGATACAATCATATCGCCAAAATTAAAAGCATCTGCAACTGTATCAAGCAATTTAGCCTTGTTATCTTCGATACCTTGCATGAATAAGTTCATCATATCGGGCGCATATGTGTGGAAGTCTGACAATGGTCCTTTTTCGGGTTCGGAGAAGTGGAGAAATTCCCAAATTGACTGTGCAACTCCACTAACTGTTTCTTTTAGGGCTTCCCACTTTTCCTTGATACCATTGATGAAATTTTCAATAAGGTCTTGTCCCCATTGTTTAGCATCATCAATCTTTTCCTTGATACCATCCTTGACCATTTCAATGATTTTTTTACCATTGTCAAACAACTGCTCTTTTTGGGCTATGACTGTTTGAATGAATTTATTTACAAGGTCTAAAGCCGCTTTTGCGATTGATGATAACAGGCTTACAATACCATTTACAATTGCCTTGGTAATTTCCATACCATTAGCAAGGAATTTTGGCAATGCCGCTTGTAATGATGCCACTAATGATGTAACCAATTGAACTCCCGCCATCAACAGACTTGGTAGGGCTTCAATCAGACCACTAGCCAATGAGAATA